AGCGCCGCATCGACCTACGCCAACCTCGACAACCTGTCCCCCGTGTTCGCCGAACGGATCATCAACAAGTACCAAGGCACCCGACTCGGAAGGCAAGAGTTGGACGCCGAACTGCTCGAAGATGTTGAAGGTGCCCTGTGGAAGTGGGAACTGATCGAACGGGCCCGCGTACTCGAAGCACCCGAACTGGACCGCATCGTCGTCGGGGTGGACCCAGCCGGGTCGAAGAAAGCCACCGCCGACGAGACAGCGATCGTCGTCGTGGGCAAGAGCGGGAAAGACCTGTACGTCCTCGAAGATCGCAGCGGGCACTACTCACCCTCCGGGTGGGCGCAAGCCGCCAACGCCGCATACGAGAACTGGTCCGCCGACGCCATCGTCGCCGAGAAGAACTTCGGCGGCGAAATGGTCGAACACACCCTGCGGACCTCCGGGCACACCGACGCCCGCATCCTCGTGCGACACACCCGGCGGTCCAAGGCGCTGCGCGCCGAACCCATCGTCGGCCTGTACGAGAAGGGCGAAGGGACCGTCCACCACGTCGGCCAGTTCACCGACCTTGAAGGGCAGATGACCGAATGGCAGCCCTACGTGGACACCGACTCACCGGACCGAGTTGACGCCCTCGTGTACGCCTGCACCGAGTTGGTGCGCGGCGCCGCACCGGCAACGCTGGGTGACCCGACGAAGTTGCGGCTCGTCAGAGGCGGTGTGGCGTGACGTTCGGCTGCAATACTGCTCGCGGGAGGTGCCATGTGGGGACTTGACTGGCCGACGCTGCTCGCCGCAGTGACAGTCGGCGTACTCGGCGTCGCCCGCATGACCCGACTCGTCATAGACGACGACTGGCCCCCGATGCTGTGGTTCCGCCGAATGTGGGACCGAGTGTGGGGAACGTCGTCGTGGGTGACGCTCATCGAGTGCCCGTTCTGCGTGGCACCGTACTTCGCCGCTGCGAGCATCGGGTGGGCGTACTTCTCAGACCTGCATTGGTCGTGGTGGCTGTTCCACGGCTGGTTGGCGGTCGCGTATCTCGCAGCCATGCTGAATGTCCGCGACATCCCACCGGAGGCATGACATGGCCCGCACCCGCACGACACGCCGCACCGATCCGGTGCCCGAGCGGAACTCGCTGATCGCCAGCGCCATCCGAATGCCACCGGTCACCCGCAACGCGACCGGCAAGACGCAGGGTTGGCAAGGTGACGCGTGGCGGTACTACGACAGCATCGGTGAACTGCGGTTCGTCGCCAACTGGGTGGGCAACGTCATGTCGCGGGCCAAGTTGGTCGTCGCCAAGGACATCGACGGTGTGCTGACCGTGCAGAACGACGGCCCCGCAGTTGAAGCGCTCGACATGTACTTCGGTGGGATGCAGGGCCAGTCGCAGATGCTCCAACAGTCCGGGGTCCACCTGACGATCGCCGGTGAATGCCAGCACGTTGTCCGCAACGAGACAGAGTGGGCTGTCCTCGCGTCCGACAAGGTGAACACGTCAGGCAAGGACTCGATCACCGCCGACTTCGGTGACGGCAAGCGTTACACCCTGACCAGCAAGGACATGAGCATCCGGGTGTGGACTCCACACCCCCGGGAGCCGTACCTCGCGGACAGCCCGTGCCGGTCGAACCTGACCGACCTGAACGAGATCCACACCCTGTCTCAGCACGTCAACGCTCAACTGGAATCCCGGCTCGCTGGGGCTGGCATCCTGTGGATTCCGCAGGAGATCACGTTCCCCACCCCGAAGGAAGCCGACCCCTCGGCGTCGCAGGTGGACCAGTTCATGCAGATGCTCGGTGAGGCGATGACCACACCGATCGCTGACCGGTCCAACGCTGCCGCGATCGTGCCGGTCGTGGTGCAGGCCCCCGGCGACGAACTGGGCAACATCCGGCACATGACGTTCTGGACCGAGTTGGATGAGAACGTCATCCCGATGCGGCAGGCCGCGATCCACCGGCTCGCTCTCGGGCTCGACACCCCACCCGAAGTGCTCCTCGGGATGGGTGACAGCAACCATTGGAATGCGTGGTTGGTGGACGAAGCGGCGATCAAGTCTCACCTCGAACCGCGTCTCGCTGTCATCGCGCACGCACTGACCACCGCGTACCTGCGGCCCGCGCTCACCGATCAGGTGACCGACGCCTCCGACTACTACGTGCTCGCCGACACAGCCGAGATCAGGTTGCGACCCAACCGGTCCCGGGAAGCCATCGAACTGTGGGACCGGGGCGAACTGTCCGGGCGGGCCGCGCTGCGAGAGACAGGGTTCAACCCGGAGGACGCACCGAACCCTGCCGAGAAGCGGGACTGGTTGCTCCGCAAGATCGCTACCGGCTCGACCAGCCCCGAGCAGACGCAGGCCGCGCTCATGCTGCTCGGCGCCGACCTCGGCGATGTCAGCACCGACGGGGAGAACGGGGAGATCACCCCCGTCCTCGACAACCGGCGGTCCCTCAAGGAACACCCGGAGAACCGCATCCCTGAGCGGGCCCGATCGGAGAAGGACCGGGCGTCACGCGACGGGCTCGCCGCCGCGTGTGAGGTTCTGGTGTTCCGGGCGTTGGAACGCGCCGGGAACAGGTTGTGCGACGCGAAGGCGAAAGCCGAAGGGCTCGGTGATGTGCCCGCGCACAGCCGGTACATGTACGCGTCGGGGAATCCTGACAGCCTCCTCGACGGCACATGGTCGTTCGCTGACATGGCTCTGGATGGGCTGACCCCGGACACCGCGTTCACGACTGCCGCTCTCGACTCCTACGTGCGGTATCTGCTGAACAACAAGACGCAGCACTCACGTGAGTTGATGTTCGCGTCGCTGCTCGCCGCAGGAGTGATCGAACCGTGAACCCGGAGCAGGGAGGTAGGCGATGAGCCCGTCGCAGCGTGAGGAGTTCCGGCTGTCCCGCCTGACACAGATGGAGGCGGCTTCCGCCGCGCTGCTCGACGCGATCACCGAAGCGATCGACGCCGGGCTCGTCGGGACCGACTTCTCCGACTACATCGCCGACCCCCTGTTCGACACGTTCGTCGCGCAGTACGGCGCGGAGCAGATGTCCCCGTTCGCCCTGTACGACACGCCGAAGAAGGCGTGGGACTGGTTCTACGCACGGGTGAAGCCCGGACTCGACGCGGTGGTCGAGGCGTCGAACCCTCGGCGGATCGCTGACTGGTTGGGGACTGCGATCGTCAACGGCGCCAAGTTGGCTGGGTCCGAGGAGACGGGGGGCGGTGGTTTCAAGCAGTGGTTGTCACGACGTGACGACAAGGTGCGCCCTTTCCACATCGAGGCCGACGGTCAGACAGTCCGTTGGAACGAACCGTTCGTGGTGTGTGGGGGGATCGGGATGATGTTCCCCGCCCAGCCCGTCGGTGACCCGGAGTGCTGGCTGAATTGCCGTTGCGTTCTAGGTCCCAGCGATCTGGTCAACGAGTCGGTAACGGCGGGTGCGGGCTCTGGCGCAGACTCGGCAGAAGCGCTTGCCCCGGTTGTTGACGCCCCACTCGGAGTGGCCGCGTTGGCAGACGCCAGTGCGGGAGGCGATGGCCGACGGGCTGTTGCCGCGACGGATGTTCTCGCGGTGAGTGGACACGATGAGGTGTTCGGGACGAACGCACAGCCCGTTGTCGCAACGATGGTCGATGACACCTGTCGGCCACTGTCCATGGTGGAGGAGCCACGAGACGCGATGAGCGGCGACCTTCTCGCCAACCTCGTAGACCCAGATGTTCCCGTACGACTGCCTGTTGCGCTGGCTGCTGGCCGCTCCGGTCCACAGCCAGCAGTCGTCAGTCTTGGTGACCTTGGCCCAGAAACGGTCGGCGAGGGGCGCACGGATGTTTCCCATGTCTCCATGTTACAGCACAACAGCGCAGACGAGATCGCCCAGTACGCTGACGGCGAGGAGGACATCATGGACGACACCGAAGTCATGGAACGCCCCGCAGACGATGACACCATCGACGTGGAAGGCGTGGACGACGATGCGCTGATGGAGGAGCACCCGGTGCCATGGCACGGGGTCCTCGTCCCCGAAGGTGTGTACACCGGCGATGGCCGCAAGTTCGCCGAAGGTGCGTTGACGTGGCGTGACCTGCCCCTGCCGCTGCTGTGGCAGGAGAAGTCGGGCATGGGCCACGAGGGTTCCATCATCATCGGGCAGATCACGAACATCACCCGTGAGGGCAACATGCTCATCGGTGATGGGGTGTTCGCTGACACGGAGGAAGCGGACAAGGTGATCGGGCTGGTCGCTGAGGGCCACCTGCGCGGTGTGTCCGTGGACGTGGATCAGGCTGAGATGGCGATGGAGTCCGAGGACAGCGACAACATGCTGTTCTCCAAGGGCCGGATCAGCGCGGCCACGATGTGCTCCATCCCGGCTTTCGCTGAGGCGTACATCTCCATCGGACTTCGGATTGTCGAGAATCCCACAAGTGAGATTTCGGATGAGCCGGAACCGTTGGTCGCGTCGCCGACCGGTCCGGTGCTGGCGCCGTTCGTGGACGAGCCGCTGCCGTTCCGCGACTACGACACCGCGCAGCGCAAGGCCATGATCGAGAAGGGGTGGGCGCTGCCTGACGGGTCCTACCCGATCGCTGACGAGGAGGACTTGCGCAACGCGATCCAAGCGATCGGTCGTGCGTCCGACCCCGCGAAGGCGAAGGCTCACATCAAGAAGCGGGCCAACGCGTTGGGCAAGGGTGACCTGATCCCAGAGGGTTGGTCGGAGGACACCGAGGCGTTGGCCGCGTCGGCGACCGAGTTCAAGCGTGGCCCGGGTTGGGTCACTGACCCGGTGGAGACGAAGCGCATCCACGACTACTGGACGAAGCCCGGTCAGGAGGG